AGATGAATATTATTGATTTTGGCCGTATGTATGCCGTCTGTGAAGATGGTTGCGTACCCGGTGATGATGTCTTTTTCCGGCATACGACAGGCACGGGTACAACTATCGGTGCTTTTCGTACTGATGATGATACCAATACTGCTGATCAGGTTGCCGGAGCCACCTGGGAAACCACTACTTCTGCCGGTGGACTTGGTATCATCCAGCTGCGCAGCGAAGCCCCCGGTGTTGATCCTCTGACCCTTCTTGAGACTTTTACTGCCACATCTGGTGCTGTCAGTGTCTCTACCCAGGTCACTTATTTTGATACCACCCTCGGTGCTTCCACTTCTACCCTTGCCGACGGCGTTGAAGGACAGACTAAGTTCCTGAAAATGACTGTTGACGGCGGTGATATGGTTATTACCCCCGCAAATCTGCTGGATGGCACTACGATTGTAATGAATGCGGTTAATGATGCGGTCTTGCTTCGTTTTATCAATGGTGCATGGAGTATTCAGAGCAATATCAATGCTCATCCTGCTGCAGATATTATTACTGCAACCTCCGGGGCCATCTCTCTTTTGAATGAGACCTCCCTTTTTGATACCACTGCCGGTGCCGCTACTGCTACTCTCGCGGATGGCGACCCTGGCCAGAGGAAATTTCTGAAGATGAAGGTTGATGGTGCAGCAGATATGGTTGTCACACCAGCCAATCTGTTTGATGGTACAACCATCACTTTTGATGATGTAAAAGATTCTGCCGAACTCATCTTTGAGGATGGTGCTTGGCAGGTAATTGGCACCCCCACTGCTACTGTAGCTTAATAAGGAGTCTAGAAAATGACTAAACGACACTCATATGATGCTATTTCAGGTCTTGGCTATCTGGTCTCTCAGCTTACTCATATCGAGAGTAAGATGTTTGAGGTTAAGTATAAAGCCATTACCTACCCCCAGGTAATCCCTGTATCCAACGAGGCAGGAGAATGGGCTGAATCAGTTACCTATTTCTTCATGTCCGGTGCCGCAATTGCCAAATTTGTCGGCTCGAAATCCATTGATGTTCCGATCGCTGAGATTGGAACTGATAAGATTGTTGTGCCTGTTGAGCTTGGTGCGACTGGCTATGAGTATAGTGACGAAGAGCTTCGTCAAGCTATCCAGCTTCAACGGCCTTTGACTCAGCTCAAAGCCAGTACAGCGCGCCGAGCATATGAGGAACTTGCACAGCGTACCGCGATGACCGGCGATACTGAGCATAATCTGCCGGGTTTTATCAACAACACAAATGTTACCTCCGCCACGGTTGTTAATCCTGGCTCTGGTACTGAGTGGGTTAATAAAACCCCTGCGCAGATCTTGTTTGATATTAATGATCTTCTGGCTGATATCTTTGTTGATTCGCTTCAGGTTGAGCGTCCTGATACTGTTGGCCTGCCTACTGCGCAGTGGAGTTATATTGCATCTACCCCGCGCAGTGACACCAGCGATATGACCATTATGCAGTATATTGTGGCAAACAGCCCTTTCCTGAACAGTGAAGCAGATGTTATTCCCTTGACCGAGCTTACTGGCGCGGGCGCGGGCGCGACTGATCGTATGATGGCATACACTAAGGATATGGACAAAGTTGTTTTCCATATCCCCATGCCGCTCCGTTTTTCTGAGCCACAGCGAAAGGGCCGTGGTTTTGAGGTTCCCGGTGAGTTCAAACTTTCCGGGATAGAATTCAGATACCCGGGCTCTGCTAGATATGCGGATGGAATTTAATCATTTTGAGGTGAATGATGATAACTGTATACAATAAAGAGGATAAGGTAATTGTCCTTAAATCGGTAAACGCCAACCCGTTGCGCTTGCTCCCTGGAAACAACACTGTAGATATGCCGGATCTCAGTGTTTATACAGACAATAATGTGGCCGCCAAAGCCCTGGTTGAAAACAGCTTGAGTATAGTCAATCAAAAAGGACTGAATGCAAAAGAGCAGAAAGCTGCTGATGATGCAAAAGTCAAGAATGATAAACTCAACAAGTCGGCCAAACTCCTGAAAGCTGCCCAGGACAAATTGGCCAAAGCACAGGATAAAGCAAACAGCAATGGTGCTGAGAATCGAGCTTTGAAGAAAGAGCTTGATGCTTTGAAAGCACAGGTTGCTGGATTGCTCAAAACTAAACCTGTTGGGAGGCCCAAAAAGGTTTAACAATGGCAATTACTACAATACTTTTCAAGGCAAGATTTCCTGAATTTGATTCTGTGGATGATGCTCGTATCCAGCTATTTTTGGATGATGCAGCATTGGTTATGGATGTTGAAACTTGGGGAGATGTTTATGATCTTGGGCAGGCTTATCTTGCTGCCCATTATCTGAGTCTTGCCGGAAAAAGTTCTGCTGGTAGTGCTGGGGCTATATCCGGCCCAATTACTTCCCGTACAGTTGATGGGGTGTCAGTTTCTTATGGGGGCACCCCATCAATTGCGTCTAATCAAAATGCCAATTATTATAATCTGACTCAATATGGTCAGAGATATATGGTATTGCTAAAAAATCTTGGTGTGGCTGCCTGTGTCGTTTAGTCACAAAATAAAATCTACTGGCGGTAAAGGAATCAAAACTTTATTGGAAAGGGTAGGAAAGCCAGGAACGGTTGAAGTTGGCATAATTGATCCAGGCATGCATGGGGATGGGCCATTTAACACGGCTGAAATCGGATTTGTACATGAGTTTGGTTCATCAGACGGGAGAATCCCCGAACGATCATTTATCAGATCAACTTTGAAATCTGATAGAAAAGATATAATTAAACTCACAAAAGCATTATTAAAAAAGGTTTTATCTGGAGCAATGCCTCTCAATCAAGCACTTGGTTTGATGGGAATTGATGCTGCGGATAGAATCTCACAGAAGATTGTTGAAATTAGGACACCACCGAATAGCCCTCAAACAATAGCCAAAAAAGGTTCCAGCAATCCATTAGTGGACACTGGACAGTTAAAAAACTCAATTACCCATAAGGTCAGAACATGAATGATGTAACTGATGCCTTTGATCCTGATTGGGAAGTGCTTTTACAGGTCACCAGGGTTGCTGCCGGATCATATGTAAACGGGAAATGGGTCGATGGAGCTGCTAGTAATGTAAATATAAAGGCAATTATCCAAGTTGCTCGTGGTGATGACCTGCTGGTTTTGCCTGAAGGACTGAGAACTGAGGAGGCTATCAAGCTCCATACGCGCTCATTGCTTCAGGGAGTATCAGAGGCAGATGGTGTGTCAGCAGATACCTTTATTTACCGGAATAAGCCATGGCGCGTTGAAGTTGCAACTGACCAGGCTGTCGGATATTATTACAGGGCAATAGCAATCAGAGACAATGCTTGATATTAACCAAATAAGCGAAGCAATACTGGGATGGGTAGAAGAAGCTACCGGGTTATCTTGTATTTATGCGGATGGCGCAGGCCCGAGACCCACCGGCGAATATCTTACCATAAAAATAGTAACTGCTATTCCATGGGGTGACGGGGAGTTTGAGGCAACAGCAAATCCCGATTTCTCAGTCACTCTTGACCACTCTATTATCCAAGATATGATGGTCAGCATTAATGCTTACCGAGGATCGGCGCTTACAACAATCAGCAAATTGATATCCTCATTAGATCATGTATTGACCCAGGACTTGCTTGGTGCTGCTGGCATTGGAATAGGTTCTGCTTCAGATATCAGGGAGATTGCAGAAATTATAGGCAAGAAATGGGAAGATAGAGCGCAAGTTGATTTACATTTCAATGTTCGGTCGTATTCCAATGAAACAATCGAAGGCATAAAACAAGTGGAAATTACCAACGAGATTGACGGTACTACCACTATAATTAAACATCCTGATCTCGTTTGATTTTAAAATGGCTAGGTTCATGAGCCGAAAAGGGACGACCTATCCCCCGCCATTTTACTTTATAGGTAATCTAATGAGGATTAGATATGTTGACACAAGAAAGATTGAAAGAGTTGTTAAGTTATAACGCAGTTACTGGTGTTTTTACATGGCGTAAAACAGTAGCTTCAAAAGCTGTAAATGGGACTATTGCCGGATGTTGCGATCGTGGATATATCAAGATTGTGGTTGATAAAAAGGCCTACTTTGCTCAGAATTTGGTTATATTATATGTTGAAGGTTATCTTCCAGAGGGTCAAGTTGATCACAAGGATAGAATAAGAAGCAATAATATACATAACAACCTGAGACCAGATGTCACATCACAATGTCAAATGAGGAATAGGGGCAATTTCAAAAATAATAAATCTGGAGTTAAAGGTGTTTGTTTCAACAAAACTTATAAAAAATGGCAACCAGGGTTGACCATATCAAGAAGATATAAATCTTTAGGTCTTTACGATAATTTTGAAGATGCTGTTTGTGCCAGACTAGCTGGTGAGCAGTGTGTTAATTGGGCTGGTTGTGACTCCTCATCCCCTGCCTTTCAATATGTGAGAAGTAACATTTCAAGGAGGTAGTTTAATGACTCGACCAATTACCCGCTTTGTTGATGTTGAAATCAGAAAAGATACACCACGCGTTTCTGCTGCTGGCTTTGGTGTACTCATTGTCCTGACCAACTCAACTACTATCACAACGGCACAACGTGTAAAAAGATTCCTTTCTTTGGCTGGGGTAAATACGGTGTTTGCTGACACAACCGAAGAAGGCAAATCTGCTGATGCCTTTTTTCAGCAAGATCCCTTTCTGTCAGATCAGCCTGATGAGATCCTGTTTGGTCGATATGTGGATGATGCCATTGCAGCGGTTATTGAGTGCGGGGACTCCCCTGAGACCGATGTAGACACCTGGAAGGCTATCAGCGACGGTGAATTTGGCGTAACCATTGATGGTGGTCTTGTGGATGTAGCTAGTCTGGACTTCTCATCTGTAACAAGTCGTGATGATGTAGCCTCCGTTATTGATACGGGACTTGGCGCAAATGGCAATTGCGTCTATCTGCTGAATCGTTTTATCATCAATAGTGGGACGACCGGGGCAGCCTCCACAATCACTCTATTGGATACTGTAGCTGTCCCCGCCGGCACTGATATATCCGGTACTGGTTTTCTTGATGGTGATGTGATTGTCTCTGCCGAGAATCCTGGTGGCTCACGGTTATCCCAGGGCCAGGTGGCCGAAACAATTGAAGAGGCTATTACTGCCATTGAAGCTGTCAATAATGACTGGTATGCCCTGGGTACTGTTAAGGTCTTGAGGGATGGATATACAGTTGGCACGGAAATCGTGGTAGATGCCATTGCAGATTCCATTGAAAGTCGCAGAAAGATGGCGCTCATTGCTACAAATGATGCAAATACTTTAGTTCTTGGTTCCACTTCGACGGTCTCAGCCAAGACAAAAGCCAAGAATTATAAGCGTACAGGATTCATCTATCACGACAATTCCACACTATATCCAGATATGTCCTGGCTTGGTCAGCAGTTACCAAAGCCTGTTGGGTCAACGAATTGGGCCTATAAAGAGCTTGCAGGAATTGCTCAAGGAGCTGCTGTTGAGATACCCGCTGTCGCTCTCACTGAGGCCCAACTGGATGCTGCCCTGGATGTTAACTGTAATGTTTATGCTTCTACCCTTGGAGCAGATTTTGTTTTCTTTGGCACTTTTGCCGGTGGCAAAAATATTGATAAAGAGGGTGAGTTTATTGATATCATCCGCAATATTGATTTTTTGCAGGCCCGTATAGAAGAAGGTTTGCTGAGTCTGTTGCTTGAAAAAGATATCATCAATATGACCAATGCCGGAATTGGTATTGTCGAAAATCGTACAATCAATCTGCTGCAACAGTATGGCGTTGATCAGGGCATCTTGATTGATGGCTCAGTGATCGTCACTTATCCAAAGCGGTCAGAGATCTCACAGTCCGATCGTGATGATCGAAAACTGCCTGATGGCACATTCACTGCTGAATTAACCGGCGGCATTAACACAATCATCCTTCGCGGCATTGTCTCAATTTAAGGAGGTCAGAAATGGCAGGATTTAAGACTCAAACTTTTAAAGATGTAGATGTCATTTATGGCATTGATGAGCTTGATGGCTATGGCGAGGGTGATGATGTTGTTACAATCACCCCGGAAGCTGATCAGTTTGCCAAAGT